CCACTGATTTGTTCACCAACAGATGGCTTACCAGGAACTGACTTACGAGTTGCACCAGGCTTAAAACCTGATACGTACTTCTGATCTTTGTTCCCATACGGGCTTACTGCGTTGTGAAGCGCTGTCAATGGGTTAGAAGTTGTATTAGCCTTCTTGGTTGTTGCCTTAGTAGAAGTTGTCTTAGTTGCTGCTGCACGAGCAGCATCTGCTGACTTTGCAACTGGCTTAGATACAGACTTAGAAACACCACGTGCTGCATCAGCAGATGTAGTCTTTACTGGAGCATTCTTTGTTACTGATGCCACACGCTTAGCACCATACATGCGCTTCAAACCTTCACGCATTTCTGGAGAAGCATTTGCAGCACCCTTGAGTGCCTTAGTCATTCCCATTGCTTTAATCTTGTCGATTGTAGCCTGTGATACTTTAATTGCCATTACCATTTCACCTTATCTGCCCAATATGCGGCACTTAGTTTTCCTTTTGCGATGTTCTTTGCATGACGCGCCTTAAATGCTTTACGACGCGCTGCGTATGCTGCAGACTCCCCAGCCTTCTTAGGTGAGCCAGAAACACCTTGTTGTCCAAAGTGGATGGTCTTTACCTGGCTACCTACCTTAGCCACAACTACGTGTGACTTAGTAGGGTGGTTGGGAGTGCGCTTAGGCTTGTTATAGCCTGACACCCCAGCCCGAGTTAATCGTGAGTCTTTCATTTCTTTTTCTTAGCCATCTTCTTAGGCTTAGACTTGCCAGCCTCAGATAGTGCAATAGCAATTGCTTGCTTGCGAGACTTGACTACCTTGCCACCCTTACCAGAGTGAAGTGTGCCAGTCTTAAACTCATGCAAGACTTTCTGAACTTTAGTCTTCTTCATTACTTGCCACCTCTTAGTCCCTTAAGAACTTCCTTGAGATGCTTGTCGTACTGAGAACCATTCATTGCACCTGTACCAGTTGCTTTAGGTGTTGGTGATGCTTTTACTTTAGGTGGAGTAATCTTGCCAGTAACTGAGTTCTTGCTTCCCCCACCAGGAAGAGCAATCTCAATTCCTTTTCTTGGCGCCATGATTACTTACCAAACAATCCGCGCTTAGCAGCCTTCTTAACAGCCTTCTTTGCTGTCTTCTTTACTGCTGCCTTCTTGCCATATTCCTTCATCTTCATAGCCATTGGTTCAGACTTTTCGTGCTTCTTCATGGCCTTCATAGATGCGTACTTTTCGCCCTTAACTGACATTAGACTAGACCCACTTCCTTTAGTTTAGATACTGTGTTGTTTTGAATCATCTTGCTATTACCCATAGTGTTGGCATCAAATGCCTTACCCATGACATCGGAAGCACGTCTTGCTTCTTGAATCTTTGCCATAGTTGTTCCAGCAGGTTGAATCCCATCGGCACGTGCCGCACGATAGGCTTCTAACTCACTGTCCCACTTCTTATTGCTTGTCTGCTTCTGTGACGATGCATCTCCTGGATTCATCTGCAAACCCAGCACTTTGCATCCAAAGCAACCATCCACATCTTCGGGATGGTCTTCCCTATGCTTCATACCGTCTCCACTGTGTAGCCTGCAGCCTCAAGGCTTGCTTTCTCCTCTGTGCTGACTTCATACGAATATCCCCCGATATACGCAATATCTGCATCCGCAACCTCTTCTGCTGACGGATAGCGAGTCTCAAAGTACTCACCATCTATCTTGAGTACTGTGATGCCTCTTACGAGCCTGTAGCGGCTGAATAAGCGACCTTCACCTGCAGGGCCTTCGCTCACTGTAGGTGTTGTGAATTTGTATGCCATTTAGCCTCCTAAGCCGTTTTATGGATAAGGCTAGAGTTACCCCTAGCCCCACCCATCTAATTACTTAGATTACGCGTTTGGACGTACTGATGAAGCAGTCTCAATACGGTATAGAGCAGCCTGACGGAAGACAGCCCAGTTGATGATTCCTGTCCAACCTACTGGACGGAAACGGTTCAACTTGTCTACAACGTTACCAAACTCAATGCCTGGTTCCTTCCATACAGCCTCAGCAAGTGCTTGCTGGCCTAGTACGTAAGTGTTGTAAACACGAGTCTGAGTTCCACCTGTGCCTGAACCTGACTGTGTGTTAGTCATGTTTGGTGTCTCGATGAAACGAACACCTTCCCATGCTCCAACTTCACCAGCAAGTAGAGGACCAACATTCTGGTACTCATGTGGTGTACGCCAGATGTTGTTACCTGTCTCTGTGCGTAGGTCGTGTGAAACCTCTGGGTGGATGTATGAAACATACATTCCGCCACGTGTTAGAACGTTTGAAGCACGCAACTTTGTTACTGCGTAGCGAACATCGCGTCCCTTGAATGTGTCTGTTGCTGTGATTGTTGTCTTAGCAGCAGATGTTGAAAGTGCTCCAGCAGACTCACGGATTACGTTTGTTCCTGCATCAAGAACAGCAGCGATACCATTGTCTAGTGTCATTGCCATGTTGAATGCAACTGCGTTAGCAATCCATGGATCAACGTCAGCAAGTGACATTAGTGACAACTTACGTGTTGGAAGTACAACGCGTCCGAGTTCCAACTGTGAAACATCTAGAGTTGTTGTTGCTGGTAGTGCTACTGCATCTGGGTCTACAGTTTCAGCGAGTGTTGCACCAGCAATTGTGGTGTCAGCAATATCGTTGTGGAACTGGAAACGGATTGAAGAACCGTCGTGAGTTGGGTTTCCGACCTTCTTGTCCGCGATAGCGCGGAACTGTGGTGTGTTGCGCAAGTTGATTTCGATCAACTTGTCGTACGCCATAGTTACGAGGTTGGTACCTAACCCAGAGGTTGTAGTTGAAAAGACATCAGCCATTTGGCGATATCCCCTTTCTGGTTAGTGTGCGGTTTTTACTGACCGCTGAGAATGGATAGAATCTCTTCTTCTGAACTTGCGTTAGCAATACGATTTTCTATATCGTTAGAAGAAGTAGGGGTCTCTGCACCAGTTAGCACTGAATCCATTTTCTGCATAGCAGCGATATCATTCTGATTTACTGCTGGCTTAGGTGTTGGTGTGTATCCGAAGACATCACCATTTGCATCTAGCCAAGCATTGATAGCATCCTCAGATGCCTCGATATCTTGTGGAATGAATTGTGCAATCTTGTGATTGACACCCTTGGATGTAAGTACATCCTTTAGAATCCGCTCTTTTTGGGCTTTGGTTAGTTCACCAGCCTTGGTCTCTAACTCTTTGGTCTTACGCTTTTCGGCCTTTAGTTGCTTGCGTAGTTCCTTGACTAGTTGTGAATCTGATAGGAACTCCTGAGGAGTTGTATCTTCATCATCTTCGTCATCTGCCCAGTAGTTGTCGCGGTTATCGCTCATAGCGATGGTCTCCCTTGTTAGTAGTAGTCGCACACCTCAATCCAGACGGGGAATCTGTATTGGCTTGTACTATCGGTCTTATACGCCTCCTGGGGCCGATGGGTCCAGGTAGGGATTCTTTATAGCAGTCCTGATACTCCAGAAGTTCTTAGTGAACTTGTAGTAGTTCCTGCTGTGCCTTGGAAGGCTCTGATGTTCTGCTCAGATAATCTCTTACGACGCTCTGATGCTGTGCCTTGGAATTCTTCTGCAAGAAGACTCTTCTGTAGGTCTTCTGTGAGTGCAGCATTAGCCTCGACAGTGCCACCAGCCTTCTCATAAATCTGAGCAAAGGATGTCAGTGGCTGAATCTCTTGAGCAATATTCTCAAAGCCAGTTGCAGCAAGTTTTGAAATCTCTGCTTCACTGTATCCCTTAGAAGCAAGATTTGCTGTGAGTTGCTTAAATCCTGTGATTTGATCTGCTGATGTAACAACACCCATTTTTGCACGACGAAGTGCTTCTGCTGTGAATACACCAGTTTGACGGTTAAGTTCTAGTTGCTGCTGACCAATTGTAGGGTCCATATAGAAGTCTGTAAGGTCTGCAGCAGAGCCAATGTATCCTAGTTTGATAAGTGCATTAACTTGGAATGGGTCTGCTTCAA